GTTTGAAGAGAAAATCCTAAGCGGAATCACACAAATAAGAAAAGAGCGAGAGAAAGAGCTAAAACTCTTACAAGATATTAATAAAACTCAAGATAATATCGCAAAGAAGCAGTCAAAGATAGCTGTAGGTAGACAGGCTCGTGCAAATCCGCTGTTCAATGTTGAAAGAGCAACAGCACTAAATGAAGCAGAGAATCTTCGTACATCTGCTGCTCGAGGCCAATCAACTGTTGACCAAGAGTTTGAATTAAGACGACAAGCTATTGAAGCAGAATATGCATTATTAGAAGCAAAGAAAAAGTTCCAAGTTGCTGAAATGAGAAAGTTAGCAATAGAACTCAAAGCGGTTGATGACTCGGAATCTCAGCTACAGGGAACCGCGCTATCAAATCTAGCAGATGCTCTTGATAACGTTGATGTGAGCGCACCGAAGCAACTAGCCCTACAATTACTAGAGCTTCAAAGAGGTGAAAAGATTCTTGATTTTGAACTTGCTCTACTACAAGCGGATCAACTGGAAGACAAGTTTGATTACATGAGACAGGTAACTGCTTCAATTGTAGATGCTTTCCGTTCTGGATTAACTGATGCAATCAATGTAGGATTCCAGTCTTTGTATGATAAAACTCTCAAAGTTTCAGATGCAATGAAAGAAATTGGAAGAGGGCTCTTAACAACAATACAAGAGGCAGTTACTGAAATGTTAATTGTAGCTCCTCTAATGGACTTCCTCGGAGAAATGACAGGAAGCAAGAAGCAAGATCCAAAGCAAGCTATTATAGATGCGGTAACTGATCCTGAAAAAGGATTTAAAAACCAAGTCAAGATGGGTATTCAAGAAGGTGCAGAACAGTTAAAGACAAAGCTTGAAAGCACAGAGATGAAAACTCAATGCTGTAGCGCAGCAGCAACTGCGCCCGAAGGCGTAACAGTTGATACTCCTACAGGTTCAAAAACAACCGCGTATGAGCCACAAACTCTGGAAGGCGCTACCATGAAGTCAATCAATGACGCGCAAAAAGCTGGAGTTATGGAAGACGTGAAAAGAGAGCTCCCAGTTCTTAGCAAAAAAGTAGCAATGGATAATGGACTCGGAGATCCTGGCGACGTAAATAGCATGGGCATGGAAGGTTTTCTGCCAAAACTAGACGTATCTGACTTAAAAGACGAAATAAAAGAGTCAGGATTGTTCACAAGCATCAAAGATAACTTCAGCAGTTTCTTCGGAGAAGGCGGGCCTTTCGGATCTTTCTTCTCAGATCTGTTCGGAGCAAATGGACCTCTTGGAGGAATCTTCTCAAGTTTGAAAGACAGCCTTGGCAGTATGTTCAGCGGTATGTTTGGCGGCATGGGAGGAGCAGGCGGGTTCCTCGCATCTCTTGTTGGATTCAAGGACGGGGGTATCGCTATGCCTAGCTACTCTTCTGGAGGTATTGCGGAAGGCTCAAAGAAAGGGCACCTTGCAATGCTTCATGGAAAAGAAGCGGTAGTACCTCTTCCAAATGGAAATGCAATCCCTGTACAAATGCAGGGAGGCGGTGGTGTTCAAACAAATAACACTGTCGTAAACGTAAATGTTGCAGACGGCCAAGCAAGTACGCAGATAGCACAAGGCGGTGGTGGTCAGAACTTAGGACAAATACTGGCAGCTTCAGTACAAAAAGAACTACAGAATCAGAAGCGTCCAGGTGGAATACTTAGCCCATACGGAGTATCATAATGGCACAATTTTCACTCACAATTCCCACAAATGGAGTATCGAGCGGAGTCCCTGCGGCTCCTATTGAGTACACTGTCGATAGAGGCATGGGCCGCTCTACTTCACATCGAGTACTTACTGCAGCTTTCGGAGACGGATACCAGCAAAGAGTGCTTGACGGAATCAATACAAAGAATGATGCATTTAATGTGTCATTTAAAAATAGATCTGCTTCAAGTATAAACTTACTTGCAGCATACTTAGATGCGAAAGCCGCAGACAGCTTTGACTTTACCGTTACAGATCAATCAGGCGATACGACGCTAAAAGTAATCTCTCAAGGCTATAATATTGGATACGCGAGAGAAGGTACTCACACTCTCTCGACAACTTTTGTAAGAGTATACGAGCCATAATATGTCAGAATTAGATTTAATTAATACAGTGCAACTACAATCTGTAGGAGATGCTCTTGTCGAGCTCTTTGATTTAGTCTTGCCGAGCGGTAATGAAATACACCTACACAACGGTTTAGAGCAAGGAACAGATAGCATATACTTTTCGAACAAAGCGGGCACCGTTTTGAATGAGTACGTTGCAATCCCAATTGAAATAGATGGAATTGAGTTAAACAGTGACGGGCCTCAGTCTCGTCCGACTTTATCACTTGCAAACTTGCCAACGATTACAAGAAGTATTGCATCAAACGAAGACACAATGCTCGACATTCTCGAAGCGGAAGGTGTAGCAAGAAACGATGATCTTATCAATACGAAAGTAACTTATCGTCGAACCTTGTTAAAGTATACTCAAAGCTCTGGCGCAGCTGCCGCTTTGCCGACAGAGTTTCCTACTCATACGTATTACATTGATCGAGTTTCTTCAGAGAGTAATATTGTAGTACAATTTGAACTTGCAAGTCCTATGGATATTGAAGGAGTTGTGCTTCCAAATAGGCTAGTAGTAGGTAAGTACTGCTCTTGGAGATATCAAGGCGTAGAACTCGCATCAGACGGTGGATGTACTTGGCCTCTTGATGGAAATGGAAGATTCTTTACTGTTTCTGATAGCAGTATAAATATTTCAGCAACTGCTACTTGGAGTTCAGATAACTCTAGCTATGTGGCAGGAGATAGAGTACAAACAGATACAAATGGTTATATACAAGTTTGGGAGGCAGTACGAACTGTTCCACTGAACAAAGAGCCGTCTGCAAATCCTATATACTGGGAAAGAGTAGACTTATGCGGAAAACTTTTAAACTCTTGTAAGATTCGATTCCAAGGAAATAATAGCAATACTAATTTAGATACTTCAACTCCTCTACCTTTTGGAGCGTTCCCAGGAACGAAGAAGTTTAGATGATTCGTGAGATTGAAGAGCATTTTGAACAAGAATATCCAAGAGAAGGTTGCGGCGTAATAGGAGTAGTAAAGGGGGAAAAGAGGTGGTTCCCTTGCAGAAACGTAGCAGAGAATGATGATGATTTTGTGATATCGTCTGAAGACTGGATAAATGCAAGACAGCAATCAGATATAATAGCAGTAGTACACAGCCATCCTGACGCAAGCAATAAACCAAGTCAGTACGATATAGATAGCTGTAATGCAATGGGAATACCTTACTATATTTTTAGTTACCCAGAAATGGAATTAAATATAGTAGAACCAAAGCAAGTATTTCACCCTCTTATAGGAAGAGAGTATAAGTTTGGAGTTACAGATTGCTTTGAAGCAATGAGAGACTGGCTCGCAAACGAAGGGATAAATGTTCCTGCCCGCGGTTCTTTTGAAGACGATTGGTGGGAAAAAGGATTAGATTATTTTAACGATGAAGTTCTGGGGCAGTGGGGATTTCGAAGAGTAGAAGAAGCACGAAAAAACGATATACTTATTTTCAATGTAAAGTCTGAAGTAGGAAATCATTGTGGAGTATATCTTGGAGATGATGTGTTTTTTCACCACGCTGTAAACAGACTCTCTTGTCGAGAGTCTTTATACCCTTTCTGGGGTAAGCACCTAATGAGTATTTATAGACATGAAACGTAAAGTATTTTTAGACGGAGAACTGGGAGCAAAGTATGGCACTGAGCTTTCAATGGAGGCATCTACAATTATGGATGTCTTTAGCTGTCTTGAAGCTAATTTTAATGGAGTTCGCAAGTACATTCTTGACTGCGAAGAAAAAGGAATTGGTTTTATGTGTCGGGTAGGGAATACACCTCTTGCTCGAGAAGAAGAAACAGTAATGAAGTTTACGGAAGGGGATTTCTATATAAGTCCTCGGCCTGTAGGATCAAAGTCTGACGGAGCAAAGGCGTTAGCAGCAATTGCGGCAATCGTAGTTATTACTGTAGCAACAGCAGGCACGGGTACCGCTGCAGCAGCAGGTAGTGCAGGTAGTGCTGGAGGTGCCGCTGGAGGTGCAGGAGCCGCTGGAGGTGCCGCTGGAGGTGCAGGAGCCGCTGGAGGAGCCGCTGGAGGAGCCGCTGGAGCCGCTGGAGGTGCTCAGGGGGCTGCAGCAGCAAAAGAAGGACTTACTCTTGCAGGCGTTGCAAAGCAGATGGGATATGGTATTATTGCAAACTTAGCGGTTGCTGGATTACAAAAACTACTTGCTCCCGATCCTGCAGGTGATGAACAGGAAGATTCTTACTTATTTCAGGGAAGCGGTCAAACCATAATTGAAGGAGATCCTGTTCCTATTTTGTACGGAAAACTAAGAGTTCCAGGACGTTTAGTAAGTTTCCAACAGAGAAATAGACAGCGGGCGTTCTATAATGATGGGGGCCAGTCGCAGGCCGGTACAAACACAGATGAGGGAGATACCGTTCCAAGCTCAGATCCTAATCCACCAGAAACAAATCCAGATGGAAGCCCCGGCCTTCCAGCGGATGACAATCAGTATGATGACAACTGTTTATTAGCAGGAACAGAGATTTTAACAACTAATAGAGGCTTGGTTGCTATTGAAGATATAGTTGTAGGAGATTTAGTACTTGCTGGAGATGGTGCAGAAAATACTGTTCTGTCCACAAGAAGTTTTGGTGTTTCTAGCGTTATTTCAGTAAATGATGGACTCTTGTTTATGACAGATTCTCACCCTGTAATGACTACAGAAGGCTGGGCCGCTGCAGATCCAGAAGCAGCACAAAACGTACAAGAAGACGATTTAGGAATTATACCACTAGTAGAAGGATTAAACTTAGTAATGCATAATGGACTTACAGTTCTTGTAGAATCTTTGGAAGTACAGGATATGCCTTCAGCAGAAGTATTCACAATTAAAGTAACAGGCGATAATACATATATCGCAAACGGCGTAGTTACCCATAACAAGTAATCGCTTAGGAAATTATAATCATGGCAGAAAGAACAGGAAGTAAAACCCAAAATATTAACGCTGTAGACTTAATATGCGAAGGACCTATTCGAGGTCTTGTCGGGGATTTACAGGGCGTGTATATTGATGATGTAGCAGTAGATGACGGTAAGTTTTCTAAATATATTCCCGTTAGTACTGTATCATCAGGACTTATTACTTTTGTATCAGGGGTTGGAACAACCTCTGAAGATTTACCTGCAAACTTAGTATTCAATCCTGAACTAGGAAGATCGTTAGTTCTTACTCGTTATGAATCACACGCAGTAAGCCTTTCCTCTAACTTTGTAGGAAACGGTAGAGAAAGATATAGTGCATCTGCAATTACAGGCGCTCCTTTTACAACAGCGGAGTGGGGAACTTTAGGTAATTACACAAATAAATCAGTATACCTTTATCGAGAGGGTCAGACTATTAAGGGAACTTTTGGAGTAATTTCTGGAAGTCAGCCTAACGGGTTATTCACGGCAACTGCTCCTACAGGTATTGATGTAACAAAAACAGATTGGAATATTGGTTTAGCAAAAGCGTTTAGAATCACTGAGTTTACAAGTAATAGCACTTTAACGGTTGTAGGTACAGTCCCTGATGGTACTTATAACTTTTATATAACAAACCAAAATCAAGTAAATGATACAGGAGCACAAACGTTTAATGAAGGACTTTTTGCTCCTAAAATTAATGATATTAACGTACAGTTCAGAAGCGGTACTCTTTATCAAACTCCTCTAAATGAAGTAGGCGGCGTAGGAGCAGCAATCGGTATTGAAGGAACTCCTCCGTCTACACAAGACTTGAGAATATTAAAAGCCGGTACTTATAATGGCGACACTTTTTCACCTATTGATATTAATGGACTTCCAAACATACAAGGAACTGATAAAAAAGCGTACCCTGGAAACCCCGATATAGATGAGTATGCAACTACGCAACCCACTTATTTGAATGCGGCTAACTTTGGTTTAAATACTGAAGCAAAACTTGCAGAAGCAGATGAGATTTCATTTACTATTCGTTATCCTTCTTTACAGGTAATTAACCTGCAGAAAGGAGATAAAGAAGATGCATACGCATTTTATAAGATGGAAATACGTTTCAAGGAGGATTCTTATACAGGAGACGGAAGTGGATCTTGGGGTAACTTTGTTCAGCTATTCCCGAACGAAGGAACTTATATCAAGCATAAAGGCAATACAAGCTCTCCTGTAGATTTCGAACACACAATTAATATCAATCAGTACCGTCCTTTCTCTGATTTTCAGATAAGAATTATGCGGGCTACTCGTCAAATCGGTATTCCAGTAAGAAGTGACGGAACAAGTAGAGGAACTGCAAACGATATTGACGGTAACAAGAAAAAGTGGCAGATGAATGGTACTGCCGCTATTTCTGCTATGGGTGCTGTAATCAAGGATAGGCTTGCTTACCCTTACAGCTCATTAGTGTCTTTATCTTTTGACTCGGCAGATTACGACAGCTTACCTCCACGAAGCTATTTGCTGGAAGGATTAAAAGTTCAGATTCCAAATACCTACACTCCTAGAGAATATACGAAAGATGGTGTAGCAAAGTACGAAGGATTCTGGGACGGAACATTCAGAGAAGCAAAGTACTACACTGATAACCCTGCTTGGGTATTTTACGATATAGTAATAAATAATCGTTACGGAGCAGGAAAGTGGATGACTGAAGAGCAGATAGATAAGTATGCTCTGTATCGTGTTGCTCGATATTGTGACGAGCTAGTAGACGATGGGAGTGGTGGATTAGAGCCACGTTTCCGCTCAAATATTTTCCTCACAAAAGCGACAGATGTTTACAAAGTTTTAAAGGATATGGCAACAGTCTTCCTTGGAATAATGTATTGGCAGAATAGTAAACTTGTTGCAGTCCAAGATGCTCCACAAGATCCTGTATATAACTTTACAAAAGGAAATGTAATTGATGGTTCTTTTGCGTATGAGAGCACAGGTGCACGTACACGAGTTAACCAAGTAGTTGTAACTTGGAACGATCCAGAAGCAAACTTTGCTCCGGTTCCTTTAATCGTAGAGGATCGTAATGCTATTCTGAAAGCAGGACGAATTATATCAGAAGCCGCCGTAGCATTTGGTGCGACTTCTGAAGCACAAGCGTACCGATATGGTCGATGGAAGTTGTGGACAGCTCAAAATCAGACTGAGATAGTACAATTTAAAACATCTCTTGCTGCTCAGTATATAAAACCTGGCGATGTTATTAATGTTCAAGACGCAGATCGTTATGGTTTACAATACAGTGGTCGAGTGTCAAAAGGAACAGACCCTGAAGGAACTCTAACACTTTCTCGTACTATTACTCCGGGACAAGTTAACGGATCAGAGTTTACAGTTACTGAGAGAAGTCAGCCTGCAATCTTCGGAGGACAAGCAGTGCTTCCTTCGACTTTCACTCAAGATGCAGTTCTTTTTGAGCATGGTGCTACAGGTCAAGGATGTTGGGTCGGTGTTCGACAGATTAGCGGAGAGTACAATCTTGTAATTCGAGCAGGAGACGGTTCACCCACTCCAGTAGCAACAGATGTTATTATTGCAGAAGTACCAATCTCGAAGATTCCTCAGTTTGATGGAGGAACGCATACTGTTGTCTGGGAGTTTGTAAATAGCCCAGGAACTATACGTCTTTGGATTGACAACATACTTTATGTAAACGAAACAAATACCTCTCTTGGAGGAACTTGGTCAGGTGGAGATGCTGGCGGATGGGGCGAGTCTAATGGCTCTACTGCAGGTAACTATTCTACTAATGCTTGGCCTGTGCCTCCCACTACAAACTTACGTTATTACAATCAGCAGACCGTTCCAGGTACATATGTAGACGCCCTTACAACTATTAAACTTGATAGAACAATTGAGTTAAACTTTGGATCAACTTATGAGTTGAGTACTCTTGTTGCGCAACCTGCGGCATTCTTAGCAGATACAGATTCAGTAACAATTAACTCAGTAGTTTATGAGCCCGGTCAAAGAATACCAGAAGCGTTTGTAAATGGAACTTTAACGGCTTTAGATTCAGAGTCTGCTGCTTCAAATGCGTTTACTGCGGCTTCTGGCGGAGAGCTTGTTCCTACAGTATGGAAACCTTATACTTATATTGAAAACAATGCGGTAACTACTAGCTCTGGAAATACTGATACTATTTCTGTAACCGCATTTAATGTTGTCCCTTCTCCTCAAACAGTTTGGGCACTGAAAGAAACTAGTGATTCTTTAGAGGTCAATGGCTCGTTCAAAGAGTATAAAGTACTGTCAATAACTGAAGATGGTAACAATGAGTACACTGTAAGTGGTGTAGAGCACTACAACGAAAAGTATGATGCAGTAGATAAAAATTATACTCTAGGATACTTGCCTGATACAATTTACGCAGACAAAGAGCCTGCAAACATTCCTGTTCCTCGAAATGTTCGAGTAGTTTTGCCCAAAGGAACACTAAGTCCTCGTAATTTCTTATTAGAGTGGGATAATCCTCTTCCTCCTGCCAGTGAAAGTACAATCTCTTATTTATCAGGCTATGAGGTTCGTCATAATGTTCCCGGAAGGCCGCAAACTTTAACTACAAAAGGAGGAAGCCTAGCTTTTTCTGATGTGCCAAATGGAGACTATCTATTTAAGATTCGTGCCGTATCTGCAAAAGGTAATGTATCTGATTGGATAAGTTTACCTTATGCTATTCGAGACAAATATAAGCAAAATGTTGATAGAGTACAAGGCGGTATGCCAAAAGGTATTTTATCTAGTAGTCCTGCAGGTTTAACTACTTCTACAGATTTTGCTTTTCTTGATGCGGCTTTCGTGGCTTCTTCTGTGGGCGATAAAGAAACTCTTGTTACTACTACTAATAATACGCTGTCTTTTGCAGATGTAGAGTTCCAAGAAGATTATTACATTGTTTTAGATCAAAGTGCTTCCGTTATTAAACTAGTAAAATGGGAAGCAGAAGCTATACGAGATGTAGAGTATTGGAGAGACGCAGGAACAGGGAATGCCTCTCTTTCAAGTGGATGGACTTCCGTAGGAAATGTAAGTATTTCTGCGAATACTACTACTGTAACTGGAACTAACTTTGTTTCAAACTCTACTATACAAGTGAATGATCTACTTAAGCTAGAAGGTCTTGACTTTAGTAATAGTGCGAAGGGTGCTTTCGTAACTGCGATTATCTCAGATACAGAATTAAGAATTGATAGAACATTCAGTAGTGCGCTCACTTCTGTAGCAGCACACGTGTACGACTATCGACCAGATTACGACTTAGACGCAGCAATTGCACACGTAACTGAATCTACTTCAGCAGTGTACTCCGTAGAGAAGTTTATTACAATCGACGAAAGTATTTCTACAGGGCGTTCGGTACAAATTAACGTATCCCCCTCTAGCTTAACATATGACTCGTCAGGATCTCAAACAAATACTCCTTCTGCAATAACAGCAACAGTATCTGCAATTGGATTTACTTCACCTGAGTTTAGAATTACAACAACGGGAGGTTTGGACGGTACAGACGTATCTACGTTTACTACTTCGAATACTGCAGATCCCACAGTCTATAGTTTCACAGCAGACTCTAATGGTGCAGTAGCATACGACAGTAATAGTCTGCAAACAATTACTGCAAGTGTTCGAGAAGCTTCAAATACTGCTGCTCAGAGAGGCATTTCTTTCAATCTTTCCAAATTAAAAGATGGAACTAGCGGTTCGGCAGGAGAAGCTGGTGTAACAACGGCTGTTGTATATGCATATCAACGATCAGCTACTACGCTTACTAGTAATCCTGGAGATACTGTTGTAAGCCTATCTACTGGACAAATTATTACTGCAAACTTGGGAAATAGTTGGTCTAGCGTAATTCCTTCTGGAAATAACCCTCTTTATGTAGTTGCCGCAACTGCTGCAGGTCGTATTGATGGATCTTCTTCTACTGATACTGTTCTTGCTGCGGAGTGGAGCAGTCCTGTTGTTCTTTCTCAAGATGGAGAGAGCGGTTCAGCAGGTGCTCCTGGCCTTCGAACTGTGCAAGGCAATCTATATTATGAAAGCACTTCAGGTGAGCCTTCTCCACCTGCAGGAACAACTTACACGTTTTCTACAGGTCTTGTCAGCGGAACAGGAATAGGAACTGGAGTAGATGTGTGGACAAACGAGCCTCGTACTCAAGATCCTACGTCCAGTAACGTACACTATATTTTGCGATACTCTGGCACGGAAGCTACCGCGGAGAGCCTTACTCTAAATGTTACTTATTCCGCGAGTGCAATTCAGTTCACAGAGTTTACCGGAGTAGTTTCATTTACTGATCTATCGGCGGCGGGCACTACTGAAATACACGGCGCAAATATTAATACAGGACAAATCACTCTAGATAGTGCAGGTCTTGGACATATTAAGGCAGGAAAAACCTCGTACTCTAACTCAGCCACAGCAGGTTTCTACTTAGGTTTTGATGCAGATGAGAGTAATAGTACAGCCGCGCTTTTCCATATTGGAGACTCGAATCAAAGTATGCGATGGACTGGAAGCAGTCTTGAAATAAAAGGCGATATATCTGCTTCCTCTGTAAGAATTAATCAAGATGGAACTCTAATTCTAAGCTCTTCAGCAGCTATCGTAGGAGATTTAGAAGCTACTTCAGTAAAAGCTGGAGGTGTAAATGTCGCCGCTCTCGGACAAGATGTACTTAATCTTATTGACGGACGTGTAAGTAGCACTGTAGGATCTTCCTTTCCTGGATACTACGTTCGAAATACTGCAGCTACAAAATATTCGGGAACAAGTGCGTCAACTTTCTTTGCTCTAGATAAAGATGGAAATGGAAGTAGTGTAGCAAATGTAACTGCAGGACCTGGAGTTGAGACTCTTGTTCTAAATATTTCTCACTCTTGGGATGGATTCCTTTCTTATAGTCTTGCTAACCGTTCAGGAACTGCTCAATTCTTGTATAGAACAGATGACGCTGGTGCTTGGCAAAATGCGGGTAGTGCAATTAACTGGGTTATTGATGAATACTTTATTGATTTGTTTGGTGAAAGTCAGTTTATTTATGCTTTAAATCTTTACTCAAGTCAGTCAGTTGATGTATTAACAGAAGCTACAGACTATGATTGGGCTATTGAGTTTCAATCAACTGGATCTACTCCTTTAGCTATTTCGCCAACAGCCTTTGAAGCTTCTGTACTTGAACCTGCTTCTGGTACTACGACTGTAGGTTCTGGAAGTGCGGATAACGCAAGTACACTGGGTGGCTTAAGTAGTACCCAGTTCCTGCGCTCTGATGTAGACGACAGCGCGGCAGGTGAAATTACTTTTGCTAATAATCACGGAGTTCTATTTGCTTCATCCAGTGCGGGAGGGCCGGCATCTCGTTTGTATCGTGCCGGAGGAAACGCAACTCGTTTCTCGTATTACGAAAACTCTTTTATATTTGATGCAGAGGACGACACACCCTTTGAGATAAGAACATCTACTGATGAAACAGCATTCAAAGTTTCTTTTACTAGCACCAGTGCTGATGAGGCAGCTCTTGATTTCAATGGAAATGCTATAAGATTTCCTAATATCGCTACAACTGCGGCAGAAACAGAAGTTGTAACTTGGAACGATACCGCAGGACTTCTCGGCAGGCGAGTTTTAGGTACAAACGCTTTCAATAGTACTAGCTACTTGCCAACGGCAGGAGGTACTGTAACAGGTAATCTTATTGTTTCTGGAGATTTGGATGTAAATGGTACAACTACTACAATTGACTCTTCTGTAGTATCTGTTTCGGCAAAAACAATTACAGTTGCACGAAACGCTACAACTAGCTCACAGGCAGATGGTGCAGGTCTCTTTGTAGAAGGCGCAGACGCTTCTATTCTATACTCTAACAGTGGAACAAAGTGGATACTAAATAGGAACACGGTTGTACAGGGTGTACTAACCGTAGGCACTGGCGGTTCGGGCATAATCAATCTCGATGATAATACCGATGACGATGACCATGCTATTCGTTTCCGAAATACTCTGTCTTCTGATAACGTGACTACAGTGTTTGAGATTACTACTGCGAACGATGACCTAAATCTAAAAGCATTCGGTAGTAGCCGAGAAATTGCACTTCATACCAACAACGGCGAGAGGATGCGCATAGACGCAAGCGGCAACGTCGGTATCGGGGGCGCTACTAATCCCTCTACAACGCTACAGGTGGGGGATGGAACTACTGATACTAGAGCTCGTGTATATTATTCTGATAACTCGTATACCGAAGTACGTGGCTTCGGTATTGAGTTCAATCGAGCTACAGCGTATTTACGATCCGTAACGGCAGGTACTCAACAGCTTGTAATTGGAGGTGCTTCACTTTCAGCAGATAATGCAAGTAATGATTGGAGCTCTGTAGACTTTCGTACAAATAATGTATTCTTCCGAAAAGGTCAAGTTACTGTTGATAGGCAAAACTTTACTATCAAGACAGAATCAAGTAACACAGCCGGTCTGCTTATATTTGATAATGTTGATGGCGCTTATAATTGGTGGAACTATCAAGCAACGGATAATAAGCTAACCTGGACTGTTACAGGTAGTGGCGGTGCCGAAATGCAACTACAAGCAAACGGCACAACGCACTCCAGTGCAGAGCTTGTTATTGGCGGCGGAGCAACAGTCGGCGGAAAAGTAAATGTTCGAGATGTAACTGCTGCCGGAGTAGTTATAAACGGCACAGGCACAATCGGTTCTAGTACTTATGCAAATGGTTGGTTACGTATCGGTACATCAAGCGGTATCACGATGGACAATAATGAGATGTTCTTTAGCGGAGTTAATGATGCTTACTTCGGAACACTAGATGGAAGCCATCTCAATATTCGTACAAATCAAGTAACTCGACTGTTTATCAGTGGAAGTGGTTCAAACACAGGTTTCATAGGGATTGGTACCACTAATCCAAGAGAAGAATTAGAAGTTCATGGTACTACGTGGTTATATGGCGAAGGTACTGGTAGTGCAGAAGCAGCTGTTCTCAAATTAGGTACTTTATCAAACAACCCTGATAGTCCTTTATATAATATTTACACAGACGATGACAGTAATGATCGACTTGAGATTAACACGGCTCGCTATGGTCAGTCTTTCTTAGTAAGTCGCGGAAGTGCTGCTGGTGGTCGTGTACGCTCTTGGGAAACTATAGCAACAACTAATGGAGATGAGCGTGGTACAGATTTTATTATATACAGTCAGCCAAACTCTCAAACAAGTGCATCTGGTGGGACTACTACTACAAATGGAAATGTACGAATCTCGGCAGTATCGAATCGAGATAGTTATATCAATACTACGAGCAACTTTATGCTCGGAACAGATACATCCCTAGATAATACAGCCAAGCTTCATATTGCTGGAAAAGCAGGTGGTTACGCTCGTATTGTAATGTCAGACGTAGATGGTACGAATCAGAAGACTTACTTTACTCAAAGCGGCGGATCTACATCAATTACAACCCAAAATAATACAAGTAATGGTATTTTCAATATTAATGGGTTTAATGGAACTACAACGACCGAGTTTGTAAGAGTAGATTCTACTGGTAGTATGGGCATAGGTACTACTTTACCGTCAGAAAAACTAGAAGTTAATGGACGACTAAAAGTACAAGCGGGAGACGCAGCTACTTCAGCTTATTCTATAATTTCTAATGGCGGAGATTTAGTATTAAAAGCAGGAGCAGATGATGTAGTTTTACGTACCGGAGGAAGTGGTAGTGAAGGTATCTACTTCCAAGATGGTGCTCAAGATACAAAAATGTTTATCAATGCTGAAAACGGCAATGTTGGTATAGGCACTACGTCGCCCGGAGGTTTAGGAGACTATAGCTTATCTTCTGCCGATGCATTATTTCACGTAGTAGGCCCCACAACTACAGGACAGAGAAACATTGTCGCTCGGTTCCAAGCAGGAAACGACGCGGATAATACTGCGGCCGGAATTATTATAAATCACTCAAACGATCGTGGTATTGCAATTACAGCTGGTCGTGGTACTTCAGACGAAGCACTTGTAAACTTCTCAATGATAAGTTCCGGGGGTACAGTACAAGATGCGATGACATTCCGTAGAAGTGCTGCGGGTGTTGCTTCGAGTGTAGGTATCAACGAAGATACGAATCTATCTACAGGTCTTACAGTTCGCGGTGGAAACTATGCAAGCAACCAAAACTCTGGTTTAGTTCTTCAGTCGGGAGATGCTGGATCATCTCACTGGAGAGCAGGACTGAAGATTAAGTCAACCAGCGGAGGTGTTCCACGAGTTGCACTTGACGTTATGAAAGGTACCTCGGGAAGCGTTCTCGAAGCGGTTGTGTTTGAGCGTGATACAGGATTTGTTGGTATTGGAACGACCGATCCCGACAAAGCACTCGTAGTTTCTGGAAGCGGTGCGGAAGCTGAAATTGTAATCAATGATTCAACTGGTAGTCCAAGCCTGCGTTTTAGAAATGGTGGTATTACAAACGGTAGTGTTTCTACTAATGACAGTGGTAATTTACTTCTTTCTAATTCCGGAAAAACTATTGTACTTACAAACTCTCAACTTTCTCCTACATCCGCACTTGACGGAACACTGGATTTAGGAGGTTCTACTGCTCGCTTCAATGATCTGCACTTATCTGGAACAGCGATTACAACTCGAGTAAAAGACCCTGACAGTATAAGTAACTTTATTGATCTAACAATAACAAACAGTGCGCGATATATTCAGACATATACTGATCGTCTTGTAGGGCGTCTGACTGCCACAAATCATACTGGTACAATTCTATCTGGTATGGTTCCGAATATTGCAATTGAAGATAATGGCTTCAAAAACTATGGGCTACTGAATCGTCTTGCAGGTTCAAACCAGAAGTTTAACGTTACTGCAACAAATGGAGGTACTGGCACAAGTATTTCGGATAGTGCGTTCATTGGAGATAGTATACCAACTCAATTCACTGTATCTTCTTCTACTTCTCAAGTTATTATTACGATTGAAGACATTAGCCCTACGGTATTATTCACTGCTTTTGTTGGAATTACTTTTGGAAATAGTAGTTTCCGAGCACGCGACGTAAAAATTGAAACTTTCAGAAACGGAGCATGGCAAACTGAATGTGATCTCACAGATCAACAACAAAACGTAGTAGCCCGACAAGTATCAGGCAATGATGCAAACGGTGTAGAGAAAGTACGTTATACTCTGGCAAACCCTGCGAATACTAGTGGGATGTACTTCCGAATTAACTCTCTCTGGTTAATGAACTATAATAGCGGTTTTGATGAGAGTGGTTACTTTGTAGAAAAATGGAGAAACAGCACACTTTATAAAGGACTTACACTTAACAGCGGTGGAGCACTTAATTTTGATACTTCTACTTCTGCGTCTAATTTAATCACTCTTGATGGCACAAAAACGCTTCTGCGTCGTCATTCTTCGAACGGAGCAGTTTCTTTTGGAGCAGATGATGGACTAGTTATCGGTGCTGGTGAAGCTCGAAGTCAGATCGTTGCGGGTAGAAATATGGCTTCCGAAATACTGTATCTTGGTGCAGAAGGCGGCGTAAATATTATAACACACCCAAATAACTGGACTGCGGATGCAGGCCAAGGAATTGTGGCAGGGTATGCTGGCCGCAATGAAATGACCTTTAATAATGCCGGAGCACTGACTGTAAACAGCAATCGAGTATTCGATGCAAGTTTTGTAGGTGCAGGCACTCGTCCTACAACTCAGCTTACTGCTGCAAACTCTCATATTGTTTGGGATAATACCAATGCAGTGCTTCACCACAAGGATCTTTCGAATGCTCTTACAAGCCCAATTGGAGGTATTGCAGAAGCAGATATAATTGATCCTGTAGGCAACTCATTCAAGATGATCGGAAGCCTGAGCCATATTGACGGTCATATTACTGGCGGTACAATTCTTGAGCTTGATTTTAGTACTTCAGATCATATTGATGTTGTAGGGTCTACATCTTCAGTAGGTGCTCTGAATATTCGCGCAGACTCAATTACTGCGAGCCTTATCCAGGCAGAAGCGATTACAGCTTCAGCAATTCAGGCAGGTGCGATTACTGCTTCAGCAATTAGTGCTTCAGTGATTACTGCGGATAAGATTGAGGCAGGTGCGATTACAACTGACAAACTTTCTGCTTCAGCAGTTACTGCGGATAAGATTGAGGCAGGTGCGATTACAACTGACAAACTTTCTGCTTCAGCAGTTACTGCGGATAAGATTCAAGCAAATGCGATTACTGCGGCAAAAATTGCAGCAAGTACAATTACAGGTACAGAGATAAGTTCTACCACTTCAATTATTGCAGGTAGCGGAAATAATATCGGTGCTCTTGACGGAACAGGTACTATTCGTATTTATGCAGGTAATGCTACTGCTTCTAGTGCACCTTTCCGAGTCACTCAAGCGGGTGCTCTGACAGCTACAAATGCTACTATTACTGGAGATATCACAGATCTGTAGCTACGAGTGGTATTCATTTAGGTAATAATACATTCGGTAGCGCACCTTTCCGAGTCACCACAGCGGGTGCTCTGACAGCTACAAATGCTACTATTACAGGTAATATCACTGCCACGAGCGGTACAATTTCCGATAGTGTTAGTATAGGAGGAGGCACACAGTTTGGTGCTCGTGTTGCTTGGAGCTTCAGAGAAGACGCTGAAGGATGGGTTTTAGATAATGGTACACTTACTCACGATTCCCAAGGATATCTAAGTCTAAACGCGACTGCTATTGATCCTCGATTTGATAGATCAGGGCTTTCTATTGATGGTACTCAGAATCATATTCTAAGAGTTCGTATTCGTCGTACTGGAGGAACTCAATGGCAAGGTAGCGCATATTATGTAACAACAGGAGCAAATGCTCATGGAGAAAGTGGTTCCTTTACTAAATCAATTCCAGATCCAACTATTCTAAATGAGTGGGTAGTTGCAGAGTGGGATATGTCAAATCTCAGTGCAGGGGGCGATGACTGGATTACTTCAACTAATATTACCGGATTACGTTTTGATTTTGGTAATACAGCTTCAGATGATTTTGATGTAGATTGGGTAGCATTAGGTACAATTGGAGCTGCACCATTACAAGAAGGCGGAGATATTATAAATGGTAGTGCAGGCGGCTGGACTATTGACTCTGACGCAATTTACTCAGGCACAAAGGTTACTTCTAACTCTGGGTATAGTTCTGCAGGTATTACAATGCGCTCTGCGGGGTCATTACACTCCAAAGAGTTTTATATTGATACAGATGGAAATGCTGTATTTAAGGGCGATCTCTCTGCCGCTACGGGTACTTTCTCGGGATCATTGACAGCACAATCTATTAGTGCTGGAAATATTGTAGCAAGCACTATTACAGGTACGGAAATATCCTCTGCAACTACTATTACTGCAGGTACCGGAAATAATGTAGGTGTTTTAGATGGTGCAGATAGTACGTATCGTATCTATGCTGGTAATGCAACACCTATCTGTAGCTACGAGTGGTATTCATTTAGGTAATAATACATTCGGTAGCGCACCTTTCCGAGTCACCACAGCGGGTGCTCTGACAGCTACAAATGCTACCATTACAGGTAATATCACTGCCACGAGCGGTAGTTTTACGGGATCTATTACTGCTAACTCTGGTAGTATCGGTGGATGGACTATTGATTCTTCTACACTCTTTACAGGTACAAAAGATGTTAGTGGATACACTACAACTGGTATCAGTATAAATGGTAGTGGAAATGGCTCATTTCACTCTAAAAACTTCTATATTGATACTAATGGAGCTGCGTTCTTCAAAGGCGCTTTATCCGGTGCGTCTGGTACATTCTCAGGAACTCTTACTGCAGAGAGCGTCAGTGCTGCAAACATAAAAGCAGATGCTGTAACTGCAAGCTCACTACAAGTTTCTTCGAATACTTCAAACAGTAGTTCGATGTTCTTTGATGGCGGTAACAACCGTATTGATATCAAGGACTCGAGTGGAACACTCCGAGTGAGAATAGGAAAACTCACATAAGAAAAAGGGGGCTATTCGCCCCCTTCTTCGTCTTCATAATTTACTTCAAGGTCTTGCCTTAAAGTATTCATAAACCCTTGTATTCCCATTTCGCACTGATCAGCTCTAGCTCGAGCTTGTGCTTGTTGGTTTTGAAGGTCTTGAATATTATTCAAACAATATTTTGCAGTTTCAGAAAGTCGAGAGACTGCATATTGTGTTCCGTCAATAGTAACGGTTTGTTCAACTGGTGTTGGTTCGTCCATTATAGAATCCTATTTAAAAATATCTTGCCAGTTTCCGGTAGTGCTTGCGCGTGCATACTCGGTGGCGCGGTTTTCGAAAAAGTTTGTGTGCTCTACAGCGTTCAACATATAGTCGAGCCATGGTAGAGGATTTTCTTCGCTTCCAAAAATCTTCTTCATACCGAGACCGAGTAGTCGTCGATCTGCGATATAACGAATGTATTCTTTTACCTCGTCTGCAGTAAGGTCAGGCACATCCGCATCTGCAAAACAAAGATCAATGAAAGCATCTTCTAATTCTACGGTACGCTCTGCGGCGCAGTAGATTTCATATTTCAACTCATCATTCCACAACTCTGGGTTTTCTGCAATGAAAGTACGGAACAACTGTGACATACCTTCTACGTGCAGGGTCTCATCCCGAATAGACCAAGTTACAATCTGACCCATACCCTTCATAAGGTTGTGTCGTGGGAAGTTGAGTAAAATTGCAAAAGAACTAAAGAGCTGAACGCCTTCAGTGAAGCCGCTATAGATAGCCATAGTCTTTGCAATATTCATTTTTGTGTCCATGCCAAAGTTCGATAGATGCTCGTGCTTATCCATCATTGCTTTGTGTTCCATGAACTTTTGATACTCATCATCACCAAAGCCAAGTGTCTCTAGTAGGAGTGAGTATGCTTCTTGGTGTACTGCTTCCATTGCGGCGAAAGCAGACAACATCATTCTTACTTCTGGCTGTTTGAAAGTGGGAAGGTAATGCTTGGCATAACCACAACAAACATCAACATCGGCCTGCGTAAAGAATCGAAATATTTGGTTAATAAGTTTTTTATTGCCCGGAGTAAGTTTTTCACGATAGTCTCTCAAATCATCTGCAAGGTTTACCTCGTCGGGTAACCAGTGCATATGCTGTTGGGTCTTGTAGTGTTCAAACGCCCAAGGGTAGTTAAAAGGTTTATAATATTCTCGTTCTGTGAGAAGATTCATTCAAAGTGCTCCATGACTTCTTCGAAGTCGCTATATCCTCCAACCCATTCACCATCCACAACAATCTGTGGAACAGTTTTGGCACTGGGGAATAATCTACTAAACTCAATCATTGCTGTATTAGCATCAATATATGTATAATCAAGGCAGAGTTCTTCTGCAAGGTCTACGGCTTTTTCGCAAAAGCCGCATCCATCCATTCCGTAAATCTCTACTTGCATACTATCCCTCACAAGCCAGACAAGCATTTTCATCAATAGATTCAAAAATGCGCTGTCGTAGCGCCTCGTCAGATACTTTCTCCGCTCGCTTATATGCTTCGCTTCGCAAGTAGTATAACGTTTTTACTTTCTGCTTCCACGCTTGCATATGAATTGCGTGAAGCTCCTGCTTTGATACATCTGCTGGGAAGAAGACATTGAGAGACTGACTCTGACAGATTTCTTTTTGTCTATCTGCCGCCATATCAATGACCCATCGCTGATCAATCTCTACGGCAGTCTTAAAAACATCTTTTGTCCAGTCATCAAGAAACTCAAGATGCTGTACTGATCCACCGTTTGTGACGATGCTTTTCCAAACTTCATCATTGTCCATTCCTAGCTAGAAGTGTTGCCACAGATAATGCTAGACGAAGCGTTTGGAGCAACAGCCAGCAAGTGACAATTACGCATACCCGTGCCTTGTGCATCAGGCGCTTCTCCGAGCTCCAGTGCAAGAGCTCTTGAAGCAGCCTCCGCACTTGACTTAATATGCTTGAACATAGCCATATTACGTCCTTTCGCCATTGCCGATTCAAACGGAATGTTGTGCCGTTGTAAATAGGCATGGAACCCCATCGCACCCAGGCCAATTGATCTCTCCCTCTCCGCACTATAACGTGCCTTCTCCAGCTCTTTTGGAGCATTTGCAATAAAGTATGTAAGTACATTATCAAGCATACGTACTAGATCAGGAATAAAGTTAGGATCATTACTCCACTCGTCATACTCTTCTAAGTTTACACTTGATAAACAACATACTGCTGTTCTATCTTCATTTGTTGGTAGTGTAATTTCACTACAAAGATTTGACTGATTTACTTTCAGTCCGAGCTCTTTCTGACACTCTGGCATACCTTCCTGTACTGTATCACCGAACATAATGTAGGGCTCGCCAGTCTCAACACGATTTTGAATCAACTTTACCCACAGTGTTTTTGCAGATACAGTTTTGATCACCTTATTCGTGTGCGGGTCAATCAAAGGCCAACTATCGTCAAAACCTTCTTCACGAGTCGCACCTTCAATCAGCTCCATAAACGAATCAGGTATAACAACCCCATGATGCAAGTTAGTAGACTTACGGTTAATATCGCCTCCGGTTGGTTTACGTATATCCAAAAACTCTTCAATTTCTGGATGATCCATTGGTAAATATGAAGCATAACTTCCTCGCCTTGTTACTCCTTGAGAGAATGCTAGCATCTCTGCATCCACTACTTTCATAAAGGGTACAACTCCTGTTGACTCTGAGCCGTGTGAAGTCTTAGAGCCTACAGAACGAACATCGCCCCAGTAACCACCAATACCGCCACCAACAGAGGATAAAAATGCGTTCTCCGTGTAATGACCGGTGATACCAGTACGGCTATCGTCCACATAATTGAGAAAACAGCTAATAGGTAAACCACGCTTCGTGCCTCCGTTTGAGAGTATGGGCGTAGAAAACATAAACCACAGCTTACTCGCATAATCATACAATCGCTGTGCGTGTGCTTCATCGTCAGCAAAGGCTGTAGCTGCACGTGCAAACGCTTGTTGTGGAGAACCTTCTCCATTTACCAGATATCTGTCCTGCAAAGTTTTTATACTAAACGGAGACAGATAGCGGTCTCTTTTGAAATCTATATTAACTTCCATTTAATTTCCGCCCAATATCTTCAATATTGTCTTGACCAATTGCATCATCGCAATATGTCATCAAATCCATAAGCTCGTAATTGACGAGCAGTTGCTCTGCATTTTCATTGAGTGCCTGAATATATTTGTATCTGCTCTCAATAGGCGTAGCATTGTATATATCCATCGCATCTCCATAGTCCCTTATAAGCTGTACTGCTCGTTTTGGGCCGATACCAGGAATGCCTGGAACATTATCACCTTTATCACCAGTAAGACACTTCATCGAGATATACTCTTCTGGTGTGACTTCGTAATGTTCTCTCCAATTATCCAAACGTACTTCTTTTCTTGTGACGTAAGAGAAGCGGCCTACTTTTTCTTGAATCAATAGATCCCAGTCACGATCACTTGAAATGAGCCAAATGTACTCTAAATTGTACTTATCTTTGTGTTTTACCAAGTGCGCTGCGACGTCATCCGCTTCAACTCCTCGATATCGGAGGACTGGGTAGTCTTCCTCGAGTACGTCGAGTGCGGCTTCGAACTCTTCGAAGAACTCTTCGAATGCAATTCTTTCTTCTTCGCTTTGTTCGGCTTGTTTGTCTTTTCGATTCTGCTTATAGTCTGGAGAGATTTCCTTACGGTAAGTAGAAGACCCCCAATCAGCAGTAATAATAATATTTCTACAATCATATGACTTCGCTAAACTTTTTACTGTGCTTTGATATTCGTATCGAAAATCAGTGCGTCCTTGGTGTTTCCATCGAAATGCGAGATTTAACGCATCGACAACTAGAGTAGAGTTGGTATCATTTACAATCTTATCTGTAAGATTAAATGCCATTTAAAAACTCCACATTTTCTTTTTCCAGCCACGTCTTTGCAAGAAGAACGTAGCAGTCTAACCACTCAATATGTATCCAGTGGTCTGTGTTTTGTGGAAGTAGATTGGTAACAACAAATACCTCTGACCGATTGTATTTAAAAAACAATAAAGGCTCCTGGTTACCGCCTTCTGCTTGTTGCTCTAACTTCTTCCACCATTTAATTAAATTATTGGTTCTAGGAGCTGTAAATATTTTGTCCGATAGAGGACTGTTTTCATAGTTTTTGACCTCTATGCAGAACCTATTTGCAGCGTGAGGGACATACAAGTCTCCTTTTAAGTACTCAAGAGCACCCGAACTAGGCACTCTCTCGAATTGATGTCCCGTGGCTTGGCGCAATAGATCTCTTACAAGATACTCACCCCTAGCGCCTTTTGCCCTACTATCAACCATCTACATCATTACCCATTAAGATTTCGCCTAACATCTCGTACTTTTCGTGATACTCGGCACACTTTGCTAGCTCTTCTTCAATCGCTGCCATTATATCTGGATGCTCCCCGATACCCACAGGATTCTGCAGGTAGACCAGCACATTCGCCTTGTGATATTTCACTTTCCCCGCTAGATAGCTCATCATGCTGTCTGCTATTACGTTCTTCATTGTATTTCTCCTTGGTCATTTCCCAAATCTGTCTGCGACGGTTACTTTGCATACGTCTTACGTGTCCCACTATACCTCCAACTTACTAACATTACCTGACTTAACTACTTCTACCTTATCAAGTAGTGGATGAGTCCAGCCGTGACTGACTACATAAGTATTTAAATCTTCGCCTAATAAAACTTCTACTAACTTTTCACGCCCTGCATCATCTAACACCGCAATAACTTCGTCTAGAAAGAGAATATTAATCTTTGACTTTGATATACTGCTCATTAATCTACGTATAGCAATCAATGTAGCAGTGTTGACGCGAGCAAGCTCACCTGAAGATAGAGCAAGAATATCGACAATGTTACCATTATCAGTAATCTGGACATTAAGTTTATCATTTGTTACTACAAACTCCAGTGTAAATCGGCCATCGGAAAGCTCTGCTAAATAATGATTAACAAGTTCTTCTAACTCTTTTACTAAGTTTTCTATTTTGTAGGCAAGCAATCCGTTTGTGCTAAATGCTTTCTTCAACACTTCTAAATTGCTTGCAGTTTCGCTCTCAAGGTCGAGAACTTCTTGTAGCTCGAATAGTTCGGACTGAAACTCATCTGTCTGTTCAAGAATTACTTGGATTCGGGTGTTTCGTTTAGTGATTCGCTCATTTTCTCGTGAGACTCGAACCATCCGTTCTTTAGCATCCGATATTCTCTGCGAGATTCCGTCAGCCCGTGCCCTAAGCTCTGCAGGATCCAAGAGCTCTGACGGTAAACTTTCGTCAATACTTCGGAATAAATCTTCCCAGTCGCGCTGAACTTTTCGTGCAGATTCGAACTCTGCATTGTTTCGTTTAATTTCTGATATTCTTCGCTCAATTTCATTTTGTTTCTCTTGTGCTTCTGCGACTTTTTGAGTTTCTGTATCAATTAGCCCTTGCTTGAACGAACTGTCGACAGATTGCTCGCAAGTCGGACAATGATCTCCTAGTTTATTTAGCTTATATAAAATATTGTTAGACCCCGTTACGACCCCGCTAAGAGCCCCTAACTCACTCTGCAAATCATCATAAGATTCTTTTGCAGATACTTTACAGTTTTGGGCTGACTGCACATCTATCTTGGCCAGCATATTTTTATAAGTATTATTTTGAGAAATCTTTTTATTTTTCTCAGAGATATTTTTAATTTCAATCGTAAGAGCAGCGAGTTGCTGTTCGTCTTCTACCGTCTCAATAGAAATATTTTCCAATGGCAGTATGGTTGTATCACTCAATTTGTTATCGTGCAACCATTTTTCTATCGTTGCTATTTTTGACTCTATTGAGTTTAGGTTCAAAGAAGACTTTCTGGCTTCTTCTTTAAAAATATCAAATAATCTTACATAGTGATCTAAATGTAGTAGTTCGATAAGAAACTTCTTGCGGTTCGTATCCGTAGCAGTAAGAAACTGCAAACTACTGTTTGTATTCTGATATACCAACTGGGAGAATGTTTTGAAATCAATACCAATAATATCCTGGAGTGTCTTGTATGTATTGGTCG